TATATCTATCTCTATAAAATTCTATTTGAACTTGAAAAGCATCTTTACCCTCGCCTGTATTTCCATCTCGCCATTTAGTTAATTGAGGATAAACATATTTCCATAAAGCCATATAAACAACAGAATATATCCATTGGCTATCAGTTAATTTAGTATCTGTCATTTCAACAGTTGTGACTTTTGTAATATCTTTATATCTTACTTGGTGTCTGTATCTTTCCCACCATTCAGCCCTTATTTGTCTTAATACATCATTTTCAGCTAATTGTAATTGGTCGCCAAAATCTGTAATACCAAAACCTAATATATCAGGTTGTATTTTTTGCAAATGACTATTTGCTACTGCGAATTGGGTTGTAGCCATTATTTTTTACTTTTTTTCTTTTTAGGTTTTTCTGGTATATCATCATAAATAGACCAACCTCTATGTTGCCAAACAGCAATATTTTTTTCATAATCATCTTTTTTTCTTTTGATGATTTTACTTCCTTTTTTTAAAAGTACATATTCTTCCATAATAACTCCTTTTATATCCTATGGCGAGTTGCCCCGCCATAAGAAAAGTATTTTAGTTAATTACTGATTCGTTAAGCATTTCAATGCCATAAGAATCATGTAGTTCGCTTACACCATATACAGCAGTTGCAACGATTTCATCTGCTCTCAAACTCGCATCTCTTTGAGTTTCAATTTTTAAGTCTTGCATCATAGCAAGTCCTAAAGCATCTTGAGAGAAAACTCCACCTTTACAGTTATCTGTATCTGTAGTGCCATCAACATTTGAAGTTTCAAATATATTGATTCCAGCAATTTGACCAATAAAGCCAGTTCTCATAGCTTCATTTTGTAAATCACCTGCATTTGGATTAACGAAAGTATTAGTTAAAGATTTTTTAACATTATAAATAACTTTCGGATTGAACACACCATAATATGGACCAGGTACACCAGCTTGTCTTAGAGTTGCTGCTGCTTCAAATATTTTTGCTGCAGTTAATTCTGTTCCAGCTCCACCTACACTTGTTGAAAATCCATCAAACAAAGCTGTTAAGTCTGTATCAATTTTTTTAGCAATTGCTTCACCAAATAATCTACCAATATCACCAGCAACATTTCTTGATGCTGAGTTTCTTGCTAAATCAGTTAGTGTAGTCATGATTCCAACCTCTGATGCTGTAATAGTAACAGAACTTGGGTTTACTGCTGTGTTAGATAAATCAGAAGCCTCTGATACTGCTGCTGCACTTACAGCTGCATAAATAGGTACTTCAACAGATTTTCCACCACCAGCGATTGTATAGTTTTTTACAAGACCTCTCATAATAGATCGTTCTTGTGCTACAAACAATGCTTCAGCAATAATCTCGGTATATAGTTCCGAGATAGTACTACTAGTCGTTTCGTTAGCCATAGCTAATCTCCTTTAATATTTAAGTTAAATTTATGACTGTGGGCTTACCATCCCTTTCCTTTCTATATTCAGCATATCGCTTCCTATCTTCAGGATTTGTCATATCTAAATCCGCAATATTAAAAGGTTTGTTTGCGTTTAACCTATCCACATTTCCTGTACTTCCAGACCCACTAGGAGTTGCGCTTTGAAAGTGAGGGTTTTGCGTTAAAAATTCTTGAACATATTCATCAACAGATAAAAGTTCCCCTTTGGTATTATAGCGAGGTTGTTGATTTTCTGCAAGTATTTCTACCTTTCCCTCGTCATTTAATTTTACATTTGATTTTAATAATTGAACAACTTGATCTGGCACATTAGCTTTATGCTTACTTGCACTAGATAATAAACTATCATTAACTTTTATTTGTTCTAATTGTTTTTTTAAATTTGCAATTTCACTATTAGATTTATCAGCTTGTTGTTTAATAATATCATCAAACTCCCCTCGCTGTTTTTTTATTTCTAATTCTTTTGCTTCTTTTTCTTGCAAGGCAGATTTAGCAACATTCAAATCTTCTGTTCCTAATTCTTTATAAATTTTTCTTCGTTCTCTTGCTAATCGTTCTTTAATTTTTTCTTCAACTTGTTCTGCAGAAAAACCTGTATTAACAACTTCTTCCTGTTTTACTTCTTCCTGTTTAGATTCAGTTGTTGCAGTTTCAACTGTATCCGTTTTTTGCTCGTCAGCCATAATTACTCCTTTATGTTAAATCGTTTATATCCCAATCTTTGTCAACAGGCAACCAAGTATGTCTGCAACGATAACCACCTCTAACTATAAATGGGTCGCCACTAGATTTGCCTTTCCAATTTCCTGTCCATATTGCTCTAATTTGTTTTTCATTATAAGTATTGCCAACATGCCTACGACAAAAATCTCTAGTTGTTGCAACATTAGTTCCTGTATATTTAAAACTTTTTAATCCAGCACTTTTGGCTTTATATATAGTAAATTGACCATCAAATTGCATAATTGAATCATGTGCTATTTGACCAGCATAACCTGACATACTTCTTCCTCTTATATCTACTTCGCCTGTAATTTTACCTCTAATATCCTTAACCATATCTTTAAAAGAACGACCAGCAATAGCATTTTGATAAACATTTGCAGATATTTCAGTTAAATATCTATTAGCCAAATCTTCAAAACCACTAAAAGATTGATATTTTAAAGCAGTAATAGTTTCTAAATCTATTTTAGTTAATGATTTAAACTTATCTGGTATTTTTAAAGTTCCAAATTCTTTTAAAAATTCATTAACGATTTTATCATAATCTCTAACTATTGTATCAGCAGTTGCTAAATATGTGGCTTCAATATGTCGTTTAATATCTTTTCGTAATTCTATGGCTATTCTAGTTTCTATTAATTCTGCACTACCTGTTGCTCTTGAAATACTACTTACGATTTCTGCTTCTAGGTTTTCTAATGTTTTTTTTATTTGTAGTTCGTGTTGATCTGCGAGTTTTTCTAGTATTTCTTGCCTTGACATTAGGACTTCTCCTATTCTTCAGCCAATTCTTGACCTTCAATGCTAGGTGTATCAAACTGTCCAATCGCAGTAGTAGAATTATCAATTTCATTATTAATGGTATTAATGGCATCGTCGTCATCTATCACAGCAGATACTATTTGTTTATCAATTTCTTTTGTAAATGTTTCTGATTTTACTCCACTTGCTTTTGCAGTTTGTAATAATTGAACATCACTTGCCCAATCTCTAATATCAAATGTATCTGGATATTCTATTGAGCCATCCCAAGTTTGGTTTTGCCACATAGCGAACAATGACCATATTGATTCTTCTGCATTTTCTAAATGGTCTGCTTTTTCACTTAATCGAGCATTTAATAATTGAAACTCAGTTTGTAAAGCTATGCCTGAAGCAATTTGTCCTGTCGTTGCTCTTACAGAACCCATATGTGTAATTCTATCAATCGCTTCTATTTTTGTTTGAATACATTTCATAATACCATCTAGGTTTTGCCCTGATGGTTGAATAATATAAGGTTTTAAATTAGCATCCATATCTTCTGGCATTTCAATAATACTACCAGCACCTGCAGAAGCATTTACATTTGGAGTTTTAACTAAAGAAGGGTGGTTTGCTAATCTAATTAATTGCTCTTTTTCAGAATAGTCATTGTAAATAGATTGTTGTAATTCTGCAACATCTGATAAATCACTAATACCTATTCCTCTTTTATGTGATCGTTGATTATATAAATTTACAGCTGGAATTTTACCTAATGGGTTTAATACTTCATCAATTAATCTAATTTCTCTACTAGAATAATCTTTTAAATAATCTTTAACCTCATAAGTGCAAATATCTTTTTCTGTAAATACTTTAATAATTGCTCTTTCTTGATTAACATCTTCTAATAAAACCAATAAATCTAAATAAAATCTTCCACTTTTTGCTCTTGAATAATGCCAATTAACAACATTCTCAGGAGTATAAATTGATATGTAAGGTCGTATATCTTGTTCTAATTCTTCTGCTCTTGTTTTTGTATTAACTTGTGGCTTATCTATAATTGCCCAACAGTTGCCATAAATAGATGCTTGAGTTTGCATTTCTCTCATAACATTATTAAAACTTCTTCCATCTAAATCTGCATCTTCAATAAATGCTTCTAATTGTGGGTCACCATTTAATTTTCCATAATCTCTACTTGGAGGAACTCGCCATAAAAAACTTGAATATATTTGAACAACATTACGACAATGATTATCAACTGGTGTATGCCTAATTCGTTGGTCGTATTCTTCTGGAGTTTCTAAAATGTATCGGTGTAAATTGTATCCATTTTTATAATCATTACCACCAAGAAAAGAACGAATATAAAATTCCCAATTTAATATGTTATCTTCATATAAATTATGTTTGGTTGTTAAAAAATCTCTATCGTATTCAGCCATTAACTCCACCTTTTAGGTCTGCTTGGTTTAAACTCTCTACGCAAAGGAAAATTATATTCAATCATATAACCTAAAGCATCGTTGAAATGGTCATAACCACTATCTTTGTCTGGCACATGAGTTCCCTCTTTGTATATCTGTCTTTCTATGCTCTTTATTACATTTTTGCAAGAATTTACAATAAATAGACTATGTATTCCTTTTGCATTTTTTAATTTTGCATTAACTGCATTTATTCTATCTCTAACAAAAGGTGCAGAGTTTCTACAACGAACTTCTAATCCAGCATTTTTTAATATTGCTAAATCAGTCATGCCACCAGCAGATGTTTTTCTTTGCCTTGCGCTTGGATCTGGATATACGATAACTTTTTTTTCATATCTTCTTTTTATTTCTTCACACATTTCATTTGTATTTGATGACCATATTTGTATCTCATCTATTACAAAAATTCTATCATTTTCTATAATTGATACGACAGCACACATAGGGTCCACATTAAAATCTAATCCAATATGTAATGTTTGATATTTATTTTTAAAATTTTCAATTAAATTTTTTTTTCTATCAAAATTATAATAAATCATTCCAGCATAATTTACAAAACTAGCCAAATATTCTTGCTGAAAAGTCCTCTCATCTAAATCATATTCTGCTTGTGTAATTTCTTCTTTGGGAACTTGACCGCCCTCAATAGTAGTATATTTAAAACTTTCCCATTGACTATCACCTTGTCCTTTAACATACATATCATAAGCCCAATTACCAAAACCTCTTGGAGTACCACAGAATAAAGCATGTCCTTGTGTATCTGATAATGTCGGTCTTAATACTTCAAACCAAGCGCTTTGGTGTATATCAGCAAATTCGTCCATAACTAAAAAATCTAATCCTACACCTCTTAATGATTGTTCATTATCTGCACCTCGTAAAGATATTTTAGAATTATTGCGCAATATTACAGTTAAATCCGAATTATTAACTTCTTTTATCCAATTATGTTGTCTTAATCGTTCACACAAATCTGACCAGCAAATACTTTTAGCTTGTCTATATGTTGGTGCAATATACCAAACCTTTTTATTAGGAAAACGAGCAAATCGTGCTAATTCATTAATGGCTAAATAAGTTTTTCCAAATCTTCGCCCACTAATTAATATTCTAAATCGTGATTTACTTGTTATTACTTCTGTTTGTGGCTTTGTTAATCCCATTAATCATAAGACCAAGGCAAAGGCTGTGCTTCTTCTGATGTTTCTAATCTATCTTTTTGACCTAACATTTGTTTACCTAACCAAATTAACATAGTTGTATTACCTGTTTGTGCTTTCTCCCATTGCATTCTTCTTAATGACATTTTTCCTCTACTTCGTCCCTTTTTTAAGTACTCGGAAAAATTATCTGCTAAAGTGTCAGCATGACACTCTACAACACTAGCAATTTCCTCATTTGTACAGAAAATACTTGATAATCGTTCAATTAATTTAGTATCAAGTTCTTTTTTTGGCCTACCTACTTTTTTCTTTACCATAAATCCTCTTTTTCCTCTGAGTTTGAGTAGGTTTTTTTTATATTAATATTTAAAGTTTTACAAATCTATTTTTTTTAACTTTAAGCCATACTCATTTATTCCTTTTTTGATTTGTATATTATCTTTAAGTATTAGCTTATTTTCTCTTTTAAATTTATTATAATTTACATAATGGTGCCATCTTCCAAATTTTTTAACTACCCTTGAAACATCTGGGTGTAATTTAAGTTGCATTTTAGATTTTGGTAAAGTTCCTTCTTTTTCATAAAATTCCTTGGTATTTCCACCTTTTAGAACTTGTGTATTTATTTTATCTTGTAAAAAAGCATTAAATTGAATTGTGCACCAACCAGCTTTTAACATGCGCAAAGACAAATCTGTATCTTCATTATATCTACCTCGCCAACGAAAAGGCACATCATTTCTAATTAAATTGCAAGAATATATACGCGTATTTACAGTAAATGGTGGATAGTGGTCAGCATCTCTATCTGTCACAAACATAACATAATTGGGTCCTGCCATGGCAACATTTTTATATCGCAGTACAAAATCTTCCATTACTTTAAATGGTGTTCCATCGTAGCATTTAATCCTTTGATTTTTATTATATCGCCTAAATAATTTTATATTATCGTCCATAACCCAATGCCATTTATGACCTTGTTTTATAGAATGTTCCCAAATAAAATTTCTTGCGGGTCCTGGCCCTTTTGATTTAGTATTTCCTAATTCATCGCAAGGGTCATAATCAATTTGATATTTTTTATCTAATATTAATAATTTTTTTTTATCTACGACTGCAGCATATTGATCATATTCTTGTTCTTCAATAACTAGTTGATAAAATACACCCATTTCTTCAAGTGCTTTTGCTGTTAATCTAGTATCTGCTCTTCCTTTACTTGGAATATATAAAGGAAATTTAGGTTTATTCATCTACTGCATATCCTTTATCTTTTAAAACTTTTTTGCCGATATAAGGATAATAAATAAATTTAGTTTTTTCTGTGAAATCCTGTTTTATTAATTTAAAAAAATTTTCTACTTCTTTTTCTTCTAAAAAATGCACAATTAAACTTTTGTATGGTCTTTTATCGTCGTGTTTGTATTCTGGCATATCTTGCCATTCTTTTTCATAATCAAGCCATTTTTTTTCAGAGCCATCCCAACTTATAATACTTTCTAATTCTTGTTCACCAAATCCTAAATTTTCTAAATTATATTTCATATTTGACAATTCTGATAATTCTATATGCAATAAATCATAATCCCATTCAGAATATTCATTAGTTTTATTATCAGCTATACGATATGCTTTTGCCTTTTCATGTGAAATATTAGCAATAATGACAGGTATTTTTTTTAATTTTAATAATTTTGCTGCTTCATATCTTGTATGACCAACAATAATAACATTTTGTTTATCTATAACTAAAGGTTGTTGAAATCCAAATTCTTTTATACTTTGTGCAACTTTATCAATACTTCTTTTTGTTCTTGGATTATTAGAATAAGGTTTTATTTCTGATATGTTTTTTGTTTCAATATTCATTAGTGAATAGTAGGCATTCCTGTTAAAACTTCAACATGAGTATCATTTTTTGCTAGATTTGCCAAATATATTTTTGCTTCTTCTTCTGTGTCAAAACCAGCAATTTGCAAAAAAGCTGAATGTTTCCCATTAACTTCCTCAATGGTAAAATATAACTTAAATAAACTATCTTTTTCATTTTCCATAAATTTTAATTTTATATTAAAAATATAACAAAAAATAGTCTTAAACTGAAAATTTAAAAAAAATTAAAAAATCAAAAAAAACAAATAATCAGCAAAAAACGAAATTAAAAGTTTTATTTTTTAATAACTTATTTTTTTATTAACACTGTTGGCTTAGGATTTTTTATTTTTTGAAGAGGTACCGTAAAACGCATTTGATATAATTAACTATAAATTAATTTTTATTGATTTATGCACGATGAAACAAATCTTCATAAGTTTTAAAGTAATCGTTGTTCTTTAAACAGTTAATATGATTTAGCGATTCCTTAATACAGGAGGAATTATGCAAACTTTACATCAACAAATACAATCTGCTGGTAATAAGGTTTATGGTCAAGTTAATCGTATGTGGCCTAATGAACTTCCTATCTTGGAAAAGATAGAAGCTGAAAGGGCTTACAAAAAATTAATTGCTAAATTTGGGAAGAAAAAAGTTTGGTCTGAATATTCTAATAAATGGATAACTAAAAAAATGTCAGTTATGCAAAGAAGAAAAAAAGGAACTAAAACTTGGAAAACTAAAACTAGAAAATGTTGGTTAAGTCTTAATGGCGATACCAATTCTCTTTCAAAAGGTTGGCGAAGATTAATACATGATGTTTCACATTATGTTTATTATTTTCGTTTTCCAAATAATTCTCAAGATCATAATATTGCCCAAGCAAAAATCGAGCACGAAATGGCTCAATTTGTAATTAATAGTGGCTGGTTAGAAGGTAAATTAAAACCCATAATTAAACAGCCATTAACTAAAGATGAAAAGAAGTCTAAAAAACTTTTAAATTTTGAAAAATTACTTAAAAAGTGGGAGTCAAAAATGAATTTGGCTAATACTAAAATTAAGATTTATAAAAGAAAAATTAAAAATCTTAAATAATCTATCGCTAATCATATTTCTGTTTTAGGGGAGTTAGTTTTTTTCTAACTCCCCTTTTTTTTATATATTAAAACCCATTTTTTTCATTGCTTCGTCTGTTATCTTTCCTTTTTTATGCATTATCTCAATATCTCTATCAAAATCCTGTGGCATTTTACGACCTTTTTGCCAAAAAGATAAATTACGATATGGGTCTCTTGGTATAATACCAAAATTATCTTCTTCTTTTTTATTTGTCGTTATATCTTCTTCCCATCTTTCAGCATTTAACCAAGAAGATAAATGAGGAACAAATTTAGTATCGTCTGTATTATCAATAAGTTTATTATAATTATTTATTATTAAAGAGTTTTTTATTTTACCTCTAATCTTATTCCATGCTTGATAAGCATTTTTTTTACTACCTCTTTTTAAGTTTATTTTATTCCAAATTTCTTTTTCAAATTCGTCTATATTAGTATTATTAGGGGTAGGGGTATGAGGTAGGGGGGTTTTATTTAGGTTATCGTTTAGGTTTGTACTTCGGTTTTTTTTAGGTCGTCCTCCTTTAGAGCCATTTTCTCTAGCAACTTCTATTCTATTATTAATATAAATCCATTCTCGTAATTGTCTTTTATTTTGCCATTTATTATTATTAAGATCTGGCGCAATTAATAAAGTAAAAAATTCATTAATTACTTTACCAACTGCTTCTTTTTCTTCGTCTGTGATAGCAACACATATTCTATTTAAAACATTTGAATCGTCTGGAATACCCCTACATCTTTTATTCCAATTCCAACACAAAAGTCGCACATAACAACCAACCTCTATTGGTGTTAAGTGTTGTGTACCAGCGATAAAATCTTCAGTAAATAAATACCAAGCTTTTAATTTTTCACTGGGTTTAGAGTCTTCATCTATAAACATTATAACCTCCAATCTAGTTTACGATAAATTTCATAAGTTTTTTTATCAATTTCTAAATCAATATCTTTTATATAATCTAAATCATATTTTAAAATATTAATTGCTTTTTCTTGTGCTTGGCGCCACAATCCAATAAATCGATCTTGTCCTTTTATATTTTTAGGAATAACTATTAATTTATCATAAAATTTTATTTCGTTTTGGGACATATTTTTTTATTATTCTTTTTAGCTCCTCCAAGCATTTAGAAGTATTCCCCTTTATAACAAAATGTGGTGTTTTAAAATATTTAGATTGAACTAACCACATTTTTTGCGCGTCAGATAAACTACCTTTTTCATTTTTTAATTCTACATAAAGTAATTTACCTTTTGGATATTCAATTATAAAATCTGGGCAACCTCTTCGCAATCCCATAAGTTTAAGTTTTATTTGATATTGAACTCGTCTTGCTCCTTCATTTGGTACATGAAAATGTCTAAATTTATAAATTGTGGCTAGATCGTGAAGTAAATAATTACAAGCTATTTGAATATCTGATTCTTTAGTCATGTGTGGGGCTGTTTATATGTTAAATTTTAGGTTTGTTCAAACCCCACACATATTGTACGAATTATTTATATAT